TTCTTTGTCAACAGGTACTTGATCTGCTTTTTTAAGTAAATCAGCTTCCATTAACTGAAGTCTTGTCTCTAAAGTATTAATGGTATTAGTCATACCAATGTACATATAGACTGCAAAACCTGCAGCAGCAATGATCATCCCGAGCGTTTTCAGATCGGTCTTTACTGCTGTCTCTTCTGTTATCTTTGACATAAACTATTTATAAAATCCGTCAAAAATCCAATCAATGAATTTTTGCCACTGCTTTTTAATCCATTTAACCATAGTTTTCTCCTTAGTTAAAGATGTCTCTCCTTTACAAGAACACTTAGAGCATTTACAAACATTACATTCACCCATACCTGAAAGACAGTGACACCTATGATTACATTTATTACATTGTTTTTTCACAATATATCCTTTAGTTATTATTGATTAGCGCAGAATTATTTCATGCGAAGAAAAGTATTTTAAAGATTAATTATTTCCAGTCAAGAAATATTATCCGTTTATATCGCCCCAGTTTTTCCCAGATTCATAGTCTACTTTATTTGGTACTTCTAAAGTGATAGCATTTTCCATTATTTCTACAATTTTCTTTGCATGCTCTTCTGATTCTACAGATATATCTAATTCATCGTGTATTTGAATATGTGCTACGATTCCTTCTTTATAAAGATCTAACATAGCTTTCTTAGTCATATCAGCAGCAGAACCTTGAATTAATTTATTCAAAGCTTTGTAAGTGTAAGCTCTCTTGATCCCTGGTCCGTGTTCCCTGAGTGCATCTTCATGACTCATTGCTTTATGCATACCGAATTGATTTGGCTCCCACAAATGAAACCTGCACAATCTACCAAGCAACGTTCTTATCTGACCACGTTCCTGGGCTCTATTAGATGCACTGTTCATTAACTGTTTAACAAAAGGTACTTTCGCATGATACTGTTCAAATAACTCTGCGGCTTTTTCTTTTGATACACCTAACTCTGCTTGTAGTTTTGCTTTACCCATTCCATAAAACAATCCTAAGTTAATTGTTTTAGCTTGTGTTCTAGGAATTTGCGCCATATCTGCAACAGTTTGGTGGAAGTCTGTATCAGTATTATCTTTATAATTTTCTATTACATCATAAACAGATGGAAAATTATGTAAGGCTGCATAGTGTACAACTAATCTTGGTTCTTGTTGTGAATAGTCAAAGCAACCCCAGGTATGATTCTCTTCTGGTAAAAATAAAGAACGTATCAATGGTCCTAAATCTTTATTTCTAGCCGGTAATTGTTGTAGATTAGGATTATTATAACTAAATCTACCAGTAACTGTACCACCTGAATCAGATCTAATTTGATTTATTTCAGCATGTATTCTGCCTTTATGTTCAAATCTAAGTATGGTATCAATAAAGGTAGTATGAGCTTTATTAATTTCTCTGGCTTTAGCTATCTTTTGTACTATAGGATTAGGATGTTCAGACAAAAAGTTTTTAGTAAATGAAGGTGAACTTGTTTTCTCAGTTGTATCGTATGTCAAAGAAAGTTTATCAAAAACTTTCGCAATACTTCTTGCAGCCCATATTTGAGGCTCTATTCCTGTTTCTTTTTTTACTTCTAACAATAACGTTTCTTCTTGTTGCACTAATTGTTGCTTCAATATGTGAGCTTTTTGAGAGTCTACTCTCACGCCCTTAAATCTCATATCTACTAGACAAGGAAATAAATCTGTTTCTAAATTAAAAATAGACTCGATGTCTTGATGAACTATTTCTTTTTTAAATATTTGCCATAAAGATAATGTGAGCTCTGCATCTTTCTCTGCATATGCTCCTACTTCCATTGCAGGTAGTTGCCACATATCAGCTTTAGGATCTAAACCTCTTGCTTTAGCTGCTTCATTTAAAGCTGCTTCTGATTTTCCGTAGCCCAGGTAATCCCAAGATAATGCATTTAAAGAATAAGCAAATCTATTTTCATTTATTAATGATCCTGCAATCATTGTATCAACGATCAAACCATTAATTTTAATACCCATTTGTCTAATCCAACAAACATCATACATGGCATTATGAAAAATTTTTATTGCACTAGAAGCCATAGTATCTTTGAACCATTCTAAAGTTTTCTTTTTATCCATGTTGGGCCCTGATCCGTGAGCAATTGGAAAATAAAATTTTCTTCCAGGTACAGCAATAGCTATACCAACTACTTCACCATTACCTATAACTGAACCTGATCCTTTTGATTTTAAATCTGGATCCCTAGTTTCTAAGTCTACTGCTATCTCATCGTATTGTCTTAAATCTGGATACTCTTCTGGTTCTGTCCATTCTGTCTGCGCCTCAAACAAAGGTACTATCATTATTCATTCTCCTTTTTATGTGTGTAAACTTCATACCAAGCTTCACATTTTTTATTGGTACACTGATACATAGATACTATTTGATGTTCTGAATCTGGATAAGTATCTTCTGTATCAAAATCATTTTGCCAAAGTAATTCTTTTTTACAATGAAAGCATTTAAACATTAGCTTAAACTCCACCAAATTAGAATGGCTGGAATTACAAAGTGCTCAAATATTTCATACAATGCTAAAAACATTAATAGAAATGTAAACCATAAACTTGTTTTTGATCTTTTAGCAACATAAGTAAATAACTTAAAATGCCAACTAGTTATCTTGTCTGTTATCTGTAGTATCTTGCTTCTTACTTTTTTTTGTTTCATTTTTATTTTCCTTCTTTTTAAATATTTCGTCGTAATTTTTTTTATATTCGTCGGTAGGTACTCTTGATCTACCGTCCCACTGTCTACCTTTTTCTCTCATTGTTTTCCTTTTTATGACATTGTTTACATTTAAATGCACAATTGTAAGCTATGTTTCTTTTTTTACAGGTTACACATTTACTTTTTGTCATCTTTCATCTTTAATATTTCTAATTCACAATAATGAATTATCTTTTCTAGATCTTCTATACCTTTTTTATTTAAATATCTACAAACATATTTCACAACGTTCCCTTGAAAGAACGAAAGATTATTTTTTGAAATAAATTCATATGGCTGAATGCGAAAATCTTTATAGTGATTCCCGCCTACCTGCCTTTCTTGTGGAAATGATTGTTCAAACATTTTTTTATTTGTCATTTTATTTTCTCCTTTATAAAGAATAGCCGTAACGCTCTTTCTTTGGTTTTAATAAATATAGGTTTTGTTTTGATCTTGTTACACCTACATACCAGACTCTATGTTCTTCATCTTGTTTGTCTTGATTTATTTCCATAGAATCTCTTATTCGTTTTGCATTATCTAAAACTAAAATAACATTTTTACATTCACCTCCTTTTGCCCCATGAATTGTAGATACTTCTATTCTAGGTTCTTCAGATAATTTTTCTTTACTTGCTAATAAATTTCTTATGTAAATACATTCATCTTGATTTGCATTTACGAATACTTGGTACCACATGTCATTTTTAGTATATCCAATATCTTCAATGTATATCTCTGTTTTATTTCCTAATTTTTTTTCAGGAAAAGATTCATTTAAATAATCATAAACATCTTTAGCATCTTGTGGTGATATTGGTTTACCACTACATAACTCAACCCATTTTATTATAGCTTTATATAATCTTGTGTCATAGCTCTTGCCAAATTTATTTTTAAAATAAACATTATTTTCTTTTAACATCTCACATATCTTGTCCCTTTTGTATGTGGTCCTAGTTAAAATCAACCATTCGTCTTTGGTTAAATCTATATTTTCTGTGTCATAGATATATTCTACTTTTCCTTCATTGCCTTCTTTGGCTAAATATTTTTTCTCCTTACGGTTACTTATTCTTTCTAAAATAGTATTAGATAAAGTCTGTACAAGTAAGGGTACCCGTTCTGATTTATTAAGTATTTGTTCCTCTGCAGGTTCATTTAAAAATCTAGCTACATCTGCACCAGCCCATGCAAAGATGGCCTGGTCATCATCACCTGCCAGGTAAATATCTTTAGATTTTGTTTTTAAAATATCATACATCATCCATTGTATTGGAGATAAATCTTGAGCTTCATCTATGAATACTACATCAAACTCTTTACATTTTTGTGGATTAGCTACAAACAAAGTAACCATATCAGTAAAGTCATATAAGGTATTGCTACTTTTGAATGAGTTAAAATTTAAATAGACGTGTCCTAAAGTTTCATAATCTATATCTCTACCCCATTCATTTGTATTAAACTCTTCTTCAACTGAAGTATTTTTTACTCTAGCTTTATTTATAATTTTAAAATATTCACTGTTAAAATTTAAATAACCAGACTCGTCTCCATTATCTGTAACTCTTAAATTTAAACTTTTACCTATTTGTTCATAGTGAACATCTTGCATAACTCTATCTTCTGACATGTTCATAGTATGAAAAGCTAAAGAATGTAATGTTTGAAAGTGTATTAAATCTTTTTTATGAAGATCTAAATCAGTATTGCTTAATAATCTTTTTTTAGCTACATTAGCTGCCTTTTTAGTGAAAGCAAAATAACCAATTTTATTTGGCTTTACTCCTTTCTTTAAATAATCTTTAACATGATTTAATAAAGTAGTTGTTTTACCTGTACCTGGAGGACCAAATATTTTTGTTATCATATTAAAAAATTTCCTTGGTATCGTTTCCAACTACTAATTCTGGATCGGCTATTGTTAAATCAGAAATATTTACTGGAACACTTGTACAACTAACAATTGGATTTTCTTTGTCTGAATCAAGTTTTTTAGGAAATCTTTTTTTAACTTGAAACTCAGCTTTAAATTTCTTTTGCATAATCTCTGCAGTCTTATCTGGTTTTTCTTTCCACTCTTTATTCTTTAATACATTGAAAAACTTTTTATATACAAAGAAGGCCTTATCTCCATCTATTAAAGTAGCACCGCTTTTAAATGCAGAATAGTTTTCTGCTTTTGGTCCTCTTAGATATTCTAATAAATATTCTTCTAATAACTCTTCTTCAGAAGTTCCTTTAGGTGGAGGAGTAATCATCTTAGGTGGAAATAATAAATCTAATACATCTTGAAATTCGTTTTGTTTTATTTTTGGTGGTATGATGCCTGCAGCATTACCTATGATTGCTCTAAGTTCATCCAATATAATTATTTGTTTTATATTTTTTGCTCTAACTTCTTTAGTTGTTTCACCGTCAGGTAAAGTTACGTTAAAAGTATATTCTGGTTCTTTATAAGTTATTTTTTGTAATCCTGTTAAAGCTGGAAAAACTTTTTTCTTATCTGATAAATATCCAAACTGTCTTGTTCTACAAACACTTTTCATACAGAAATTAACAATAGGGTCTTCATTACATTTGTGTCCCTTTGTTTCTTTTTTCCAAGAATTTATTTTCTTTTTAGTTTTGTCTTCTGTCCAATCTACAACTCCATTTGCATCTGGTTGAAAATACTTACTAGGAGCTGCTCTAACCATCTCTTCCCAGTTGTCAGGATATTTTTTCTTAGCAAAGACCATGTAGTTATATAAAAATCTATCTCTACCATCTGTTAATTTATCTATTGTTAAACTTTGTAAACAAGGAGGCCCATCTTTAAACTCTTCCCCACCTCCTTTTAATATTTCCTGTACGTGTGATATTGAAAATTCTTCTAATTCATCTGATGTAAATGTATTTGCTTCTATGATTTTTATAAATTCTTCAAATGAAAATTGTGTACCATCTAAATTAAAACCTCTTCTTTCTGTTTTATTATAATAAGGAAGATTAATAAATTGTCCGTTAACAAATTTACCGTCACTATCCTTTCCTAGTTCAGTTTGTTTTGGATATATTTCAATGTTAGTCGGTAACTTTAAAGAAAATAAAAGTTTCTCTAAAAAATTTCTTACGAACACAGCTTTAGCTGGTTCTTTTAAAAACACATATAAATGTAAACCACCACTTTTAGATTTAACAGGTACTAATGGTAATTTATATTTTGCAATTATATCTAAATACTTTTTAAAAGGAAAATTTTTATAGCTATGTTGTTTATCATCTATATCTATTGCGCCAAATCTTGCCATACCTTGATCATCACAAGGTTGAATACCAATAGATTTTTTACCATTCAAATGACTTAAGTAATCATTTTCTGTTAATGGTCTACCAAGCCAAGCATATATTGGTTTAACTTTTCCTGTTGAAGGATCTATTTCAGTTTTTTCTAAATCAGCTATACCAAAGTCTCTCTGTAAACCAGTAAAAGCTTTTATAAATTCTTTATTCATATTTCAGTATGTTACATGGGCGATATGCTCGCCCATGTTTATCAACCAGTTTAGAAATGAGATTCAGATTTTTTATCTGATTCTGTTTCACCATGTTTTACATTAACATCTCCTTTAGAAATGCTATCTGCAAAAGATTTGCATTGTTGGTATAATGCAGAATCCTGCACTGGACCAATTTTGCTCACTTCCCATCCAAACCATGTACCTTTATCATTAGACTGTTGAACAGTTCTTAATTTGTATACATGACTATAAGATGCTGGTGTAAACATACCGTTCTTACCTTTCATTTTAATACTAGACATCATACTGTTCCATTTTCTACTAATCTTTAATTGCGTTGATTTCATGGCAAGTAAAGCTGTTGATGGAACTTGACTACTAACTATTACAAAATGACTAGCAGTTTTTTCAATATAATTACCGTTTGGCAATCTATCTTTAAAAGACCCGTCTCTTTTTGTTTTAGTTAAGATGTCACTAGATGAAGGATGTATTCCTGCTGGAGCACCAGAGCCTTCGCCTCTATCTTGCCATTCAATATATTCCAATTTGTAATGACAAGGAATGACTTCAACTCCTTTTTCTCCATCAAACAATTCTCCTGTTACAGAATTGTAAATCATTCCAGGTTCTGCACCTTGAACATATTTACCATCTCTTTTATTAACTTCCGGAGATAATTGTCCTAGTATTTTTAGAAAAGGTAATGCTAGGTCTTCATGACCTATATTTCCTAATCCTTTATCTGCATCTGCCTCAAAGACATTTACAGACAAAGCACCTGCTGCAACTTTTTCAGCTACTGCTTTGGTACTTGATTCTTGGTTCTTTTGCATTGATTCTTTACTCATTTTTCCTCCTTATTGGTTTCGAGTAATTTTCGTTCTGTTTCCTGAGAACACATTAAATAGATCAGAGGGCATATCTTGTCCAGATTCGATACGCTCTCTGACCAGTGCTTTAAGTGTCATAGGTTCAACCTTTAACTTCTGGATAGGTTGATACCCTTGACCTTGTGCAAGTACAGCATATTCTGCTGCCTTGTTATCTTCGTTACGACCAAAGGAAACAGTAACCTCATTTTTAATAAGGTCACCCAGGCCGTTGCTACGAAGCCAGTTAAATGCTTCTTCTTTCCTTGCAACAGGAATAGAAGCACCGTAGACGGGTTTTACTTCCACTGCGGAACCGTCTGCTAATTTTAAAGTAGAGATATTCATTTCTGTCATCATGGTAGGTATGATTTCTCCAGAAAGAAGATCCTCTTCTTGTTTTAATTTTTTTAAATTTTCTTCAGCTGTTTTTATTTTATCTTCAACTTCTTTTAACTTAACAACTTGATCTGCTAAAGACTTAGCATCATTTGTACTATTTATGGACTCGGTCTTATCTTGTTCAAAATTAATATTACTCATAATAATTTATCTCCTTGGTTAGTGTTTTTATTTCTTTCTTTATTTTTAACAACTTAATATTTCCTATATTGGAAAAACATATTTCTGTCAAGCCTCGTTTATTTTTCCTTTTTCATTTAAATTTATTTCTACAGGATAGTATGTAAACCCTTGTCGGTCCCATTTCAAGAGGTTGAATCTTCCATTTGTTTTTTCTGCAACAATAGAACATGCAACACCAATAATTGCGGGATCTCCTGTTAATAAAAGAAAATCTTTTTCAGTATAGTCTTTTAATAATTTTTTTAATTTAAAAACTAAAGGACCAGGTGACAGAATTATTTGACTAAATTCAGGCAACAATGTGACAAACTTGCCATATTTCTGAGCACTCATTATATTTATTTTAGGCTTGCCCACATTTGTACCAGGCAGTTCCTGTAAAATATAAACTATAGGACTATCGTTTTTATTTTCTTTCATTGACAACTTTATAATAATTATTATATAGTAAGTCAATAAGAAAGATATATAAAAACTATGAATTATAAATTTAAAACAAAACCATACGACCATCAAATAACTGCGTTAAAAAGATCTTGGGAAAAAGAAGTATTTGCATACTTTATGGAAATGGGTACGGGTAAATCCAAAGTACTTATTGATAATATTTCTATGCTATATGATAAAGGTAAAATTAACGGAGCTTTAATTATAGCACCTAAAGGTGTGTATCAAAACTGGCACGATACTGAAATACCTTTTCACATGGCAGAACATGTAGAAAAAGATATAGTGTTATGGAGATCTTTAATAAATCAAAAACAAGAAAAATTATTAAAAACTCTTTTTGAACCTACAGAAAGATTACATATTTTAATTATGAATGTTGAAGCTTTCTCAACTAAAAAAGGTTTAGAATTTGCTGCTAAGTTTATTAATACACATGAAACTTTAATGGCTATAGATGAATCAACTACAATTAAAAATCCAGACGCTAAAAGAACAAAAAATATTGTAGCACTTGGTAAGTATGCTAAGTATAGAAGAATACTTACAGGTTCCCCTGTAACTAAATCTCCTTTGGATTTATATAAACAATGTGAATTTTTAGATGAGTATTTATTAGGACACTCTTCTTATTATACTTTTAGAACTAGGTATGCCACTATGAAAACAGCAAATTTTGGTGGACGTTCTGTTCAAATAGTTGTTGGTTATAAAAATTTAAATGAGTTATCAGAACTATTAGAACCTTTTTCTTTTCGTTGTTTAAAAGAAGATTGTTTAGATCTTCCTGACTATACTTATACAAAACGTATTATTCAATTAACACCTGAACAACAAAAACTTTATAATCAAATGAAGATGTTAGCTTTAGCAGAGTTAGAAGGAAAGCAAATGACAACTCAATCTGCTATGGTTCAACTAATGAGATTACATCAAATAACTTGTGGTCACTTCACTGCAGATGATGGGACTATTAAAAATATAAAAAATGAAAGACTAACTGCTTTAATAGATATTTTAGATGAAGTAGAAAATAAAGCTGTTATATGGGCCCACTATAGACATGACATAGAAGCAATTGTTAATGCTGTTGAAAAACAATTTGGCAAAGATTCTTATGTTACTTATTATGGAGACACTACTAATGAAGAAAGACAAAATGCTATCAAAGAAATTCAAGATCCAGATAGTACAGTAAGATTCATTATTGGCACACCTCAAACAGGTGGTTACGGTATTACTCTTACAGGCGCTAACACTATGATTTATTATGCTAACGGTTATGATTATGAAAAAAGAATTCAATCAGAAGCTAGAATAAATCGTGCAGGTCAAACTAGAAAAATGACTTACATTGATATCATAGCTGAAGGAACTGTAGATGAAAAAATTGTTAAAGCCTTACGTGGAAAAATGAACATCGCCAGTAAAATTACCGGCGATGAACTTAAAGATTGGATATAATTATTTAATATTTATATCTAAAGGTTTAATTTCTTCTGGCTCATTAACACCTAATTTGATTGTTAATACACCATCTTCCATTTTAGCATCATTAACAACTGCTTTATCATGTAAAGCAAATTGTTTGAAAAATTTTCTAGCTGCTAAACCTTTTTCAATGTAGTCTTTTTCTTTGTCTTCTACTTGACCAGAAACAGTTAATACACCATCTTGATATTGAACTTTAACATTCTTCTTATTGAATCCTGCTAAACCTAATTCAAGACCGTACTCACCTTTTCCGTATTTTACTACATTGTAAAATGGAAACGATTGTGCTTTTGACCAACTATCAAAGATAGAGTCAAATGCATCACCAAACATTCTGTCTGATTGATTCCAAACGTCTTTATTGAACTTATTGATTATGTCTAATGCTGTCATATTATTCTCCTTATATTTAAGCAAGTTTAATAGGCCACGTTATTGTGCGCCTGCAACATATATAATGTATCTAGATTAATTTTTCAAGTAGGCTTATTATAACAAAAGCAGCAGTACCTATTAGTATTCTCTCTATTCTAACGATTCTATCTTCTATCTTTTTGATTTGTTCAAAAGTTTGTTTTTGCATTAACCTGCAAATTTTTTCATGATATTCTATTTTTTGTAAAGCTGATTTTTTAGACATTAGAAAGATCCTTCATATGATGCAGCCACACCAGGACTTGTATACTCACTAAAACCTGTTGTACCTATTTGTGTTGTATCTCCAGATGAGATACTTTGTCCTGACCAAGTAGTAGGAACAGCAATTCCAGGATCTACTACGCTTTCTTCAATACCCATTGCTTTCTTAGCCCAATCAAATGGACTTGTATACCCTTGTGATCTAGCCATTATATTAGGTATACCATACACTGGATTAAAAATTAAACTTGCAACATCTCTGAATCTTATTGGTTGACCTGTGTAAGGATTTGTATTTTTTGTTGTATTAGTTGTATCTGTATTATCAGATCCTTGGTCCGTGGTCAGTGTTTGCTGTAAAGGTAATATTGGTTCAAGTGTTTCGATACCTTCAGCTCTATAAGGATACGTAGGGTTTTGTAAATAATATTGATATAATTGTGATACGTTCATGGTTATAATTCTGCATCT